ACTAATGTTGATATAAATTTAAATCCTAAAGGAACAGGTGTACTTAAAAGTGCAACTGCTGCAGTTAAAATTGCAGGACTTGAGACTATATGGATTCCAGCTGCAGCAATGTATGGCTCAGACACTAATGGTGCAGATGCAAAACAAATTGAAACAACAGCGACAAGACCTGATATGAAAGTATTAGATTTTGATGCAAGTACAGACGAGTTCGCACAATTTTCAGTAGCTTTTCCTAAATCATGGAATGAAGGCACAGTAACTTATCAAGTATATTGGACACCCGGTTCTACAAACACAGGAGATTGTATTTTTGGTTTACAAGGCGTATCATGTGGTGATAACGATACTATTGATGTTGCTTATGGAACAGCAATAAATGTTACAGATGCTGGTATAGGAACAGTTGAAGATCAACAAGTTTCAGCTGTAAGTAGTGCAGTTACAATAGCAGGTTCTCCTGCAGCTGATCAATTAACTTACTTTCAATTATTTAGAGATGCAAACGCAGGTGGAGATACATTTAGTGCTGACGCAAGAGTTCTAGGTATTAAAATATTCTTTACTACTGATGCAGCGAATGATGCTTAATTATGGAAGATTTTTATAACCTTTATCGAGTAGGTAAAAATACAAAAAAACCTGACAGCAGAGGTAAATCTTTTGGTTATCAAGTCTTAGGATTTGGCTCTGGACCTTCTTCTACTGCGATTGCACATAGAGGTGTTTGGGGTGGTGGTCTTACTCCTAGTCAGCAAAATGTAATTGATTTTGTTGAAATTGCAACATTAGGTAATGCTTCAGATTTTGGTAACTTAACTGTAGCCAAAGGAAGAACAATGGGTGCTGCTGCAAGTACCACAAGAGGATTATATTTTGGTGGACAAACTCCTACTAGGTTAGCAACAATAGATTTTGTAACAATCGCTACAGAAGGTAATGCTGCAGATTTTGGAGATTGTAGTTCGACTACTCAAAATGGTGCTGCTGGAAACAATACTACTAGAGCAGTTGATGCTCTTGGGGATACAGCTGACAATTCAGTAGTCACACTAGAATTTGTAACGATTGCTTCAGTAGGTAACACTACAGATTTCGGAGATTTAACTCTTGATAGAAATACTCTTGGTTGCTGTAGTTCTTCAGTTAGATCAGTTTATTTCGGTGGTTTTTCATATACTCCACTTAGTAATGTAAATACGATAGATTATATTACTACAGCTAGTACAGGCAATGCTTTAGACTTTGGAGATTTATTAGGAGTTCAATCAGCTAATTCGGCTTGTAGCTCTGCAACAAGAGGAGTATCTATGGGTGGCAATAATTCTTCGTCTGATGCTAATAGAATAGAATTTGTTACAATAGCTTCAACTGGTAATTCAACTGACTTTGGAGATTTAACAACAGAAAGTAATAATGGTCCTGGTTGTGCCAGTAATCCCACAAGAGGAATAAAACAAATAGGTAGTGCTCCGGGTTTAACAAATGCTTTAGAATTTATAACAATAGCAACAACAGGTAATGCACAAGATTTTGGCGATCTTACTGTCGCTAGAACTTTTAATGGTGGATTTTCAAATGGCAATGGTGGTTTAAGTGCATAAAGATTTAATAATAAAAGAAATATCAAATTCGCCATTAGTTAAAAAAGAATACAAAACAATGTTGGATAATATCCATAATACTTTACCAGCGATTAAACAATCTAGTTCTAATTTTTATAAATCACACTCACAGTTTATGGGTGTAATGTTAGATGTTACAGCAATTACACCAATAAGATCAGTTAAACATACACTAGCCGAGATTGATAAAACTAGAATGGCTTTAGAAGAAAGTCATATTAGTTTGCAAAAAAAAGATATAGAACTTAGAGAGAAAGAACACAAACTTAAAACCGATTTAGAACTAACTTCATTTCAAAAAGAATTACTTGAAACAGAAATTCTTGAGATACAAGTTACTATGAATAATATTCAAAACTCTATTACAGGTGCTATTAGAAAAATGAATTTTTTTACTAATCAATATAAAAGTATTTTAAAAAAACTAGGTAAAGAAGATATTACCGAAGAAGAATACGAAAAAGAAGAAGCTAACTATCATGTAATGACTTGTATGAAACAAGCCTTAAGTGCAGCTAGAGGAAGAGGTGGTGTTATTGATGAGGGTAATTTAATTTATCTATTTGATATAGGTATCAACAGCGGACAAGCACAAACTGAAGTTAATTCATATCTTAAAATGGAACAAGAGATATTAGAAGCTGGTCGAGAACCTACTCACGAAATGACTATGCAATGGTTAGAAGCTTGTGCTGTTAAGTTTTCTAAAGATGCCAATAAGTTTGCAGAACGTAGAGGATTTACATTATATGATGAACAATCTATGAATACTAAATTAATACACAATAAGGATAAAACAAATGGCAAATAAAATAATTAAATATACTTTAACTAGTGGTGGTAAAATTCCAACTTATATTGTAGATGGTGGATATTATGCAAAAGCAAATAGCAATGCGTCACCACAAGATTTAGATATGATTGGTGCAACTGTAGATGGATCAGATGAAATTGGATTAGGCGAATTAACAAATGCGGCAGAAATAAAATCTTATTTAGATACTTATACTTCTGATTGGAAAGATTTAGATACAGATGGTAACGAAATTGATTTTAACCAAACTACCGCAGCAAATTATATTTGGACTAAAAAAATAGATTAAACATTTTATATGAAAGATGGGTTGCTACAAATATTTACAACACCTATTACCATTACAAAATATGAAGGTTCTTTAACAAAAGAACTAAAATATATTAATACTTTAGAATGGTTTGATCAAAGAGATAACGACAGCATTAAATCTAAAGATAGTTATTTATTAAAACACAAAGAATTTAAAGATATTAAAGATTTTATTAATAAATGTATAAATAAATTTACTAAAAATATTTATCAATCAGATCAAAAATTAGTAGTTACACAATGTTGGTTAAATAAAAATCCCAAAGGATCAAGCCGTCACGAGCATTGTCATCCTAATAGTATTATAAGTGGTGTATTTTATTTTAAACAAAATTCTACATTACCACCAATAAAATTTTGTAAAACATTACAACATGGTATAAGACTTAATTCTAAAAAATATAATAATTTAAATTCAGATACATTTTTTTTATCTTGCACAGATGGTGAGCTTATTTTATTTCCATCTAATTTAATTCATAGTGTACCTTTAAATACAGGTAATGAAGAAAGAATTAGCATGTCATTTAATACATTTAGCATTGAAACATTAGGTTTAGAAAAAGACCTAACAGAATTAAACTTACAAAAATTAGTAAATGAAAAAAATTGAAGATTATATATTTGTTGAAAATATTATACCAAAAAATATATGTGAAGAATTGATAAATGAATGTAACAAAAGAGATTGGAAAAAACATACTTGGAATAGTTATGCAGAAGGAACTAATCTTTCTGAACCGACAAAAGAATTAGATTCAATGCCTTGCACACAAGAACAACAAGATAAGATAACACCATATTTATTAAAAGTTTTAGAAAAATACCAAATTAAAGTATGTGTACCCGGAGAAAAAACTCAAAATTTTTTAACTAAACTTTCTCCAATTAAATTTAACAAATATGAAGTTGGCACAATGATGCGAGAACATTACGATCATATTCATAGTTTGTTTGATGGTAAAATGAAAGGTGTACCAATAGTATCTATTGTTGCAAATCTTAATGAAGATTATGAAGGAGCAGAATTTTATTGTAGAGGTAAAGAAATAAAGTTAAAAACAGGAGATATACTTTTATTTCCATCAAACTTTATGTATCCACACGAAGTAAAAGAAACAATAAAAGGTACTAGATATTCATTTGTAAGTTGGTCTTTTTAATAATGAAATTTGTGTTAATGTTATCAGTATGTTCATTTGTTACAGGAGAATGTAAAGATCCAATTATTTATGATCAAACATTTGACACTTGGAAAGATTGTGCCATAGTAGCTTTAGATACAAGTATACAATATTTAGAACTTATGAATAAAGATATAGTAAATGAACTTCAATTATCAACGCAATACACTTGCACACAAGATAAAACAATATAATGCCTAAAAATTCTGCAATAGAAAGAATAGAATCACACGAAAAACTTTGTCGTATTATGCAAAAACAAACTCACGATAGAATGAAACAACTAGAAAATCAAATTACAAGAATAGAAAAACACATGTACTATGCTATGACAGCATTAATAGGTGGTATGTTTACAATTATAGTTATATTATTTCAAAAACTTTAACTCTTAGGTCTTTATGGCTAGAAGAAA